AAAGCGTTGGCCACGTCCTTGTTTTTGCCGGAGAAGTTCAGCAGGGCACCCACCAGCATCCCGATGAGGGAGATGACGAAGAGGATGGGGTTTGCATCCATGGCCACGTTCAGGGCAGTCTGCCCGGCTGTGGCGCTGGCTGCGGCGGGCACGAACTGCGCCACCAGACCCATGGCCAGATTGGCGAGGTTCCCAAACACGCCGGAGAGGGCGGAACCGAGCTGGTTCAGCGCCCCCATGGCCACGCTCTGGATCTGCGCCTGCTGCTCCTTGGTGCAGGCCTGCCAGAAGTAGGAAGCGGCCCACAGGCCCAGGCTCTCGAGGTCACCATCCTTGAGGGCCGTAGCCAGCGTCTCGATGGCCCCCAGCGCATCCGTCTGGATGTCGGACTGAATCTGCGCCCAGCCCTCGGTGAGCTTGGTGCGGAACTGCTCCGTGAGCAGCTCACCCATGCTGCCGTACTGGGGCCCGGCATCCTCGATCGTCCTGACCACGGTCTGGGTGCCGTCGGCGGCGATGGTGGTCACGGTCTTGACCGTGTGCTGCACGCCCTCGATGACCTCAGTGCCGGTGCTGGTGATGACACGCTTGACCTGCTCGCTGCCGTCTGCCAGTGTCTCGGTGGTGGTCTGGGTGGTGACCTTGGCCCCGTCCACGAGGGCCGTCTGGGTCGCGGTGACCGTGGAAACCACATCACGGACGGCTTCGATGCTCTGCGTGACCTTCTTTGTGCCATCTGCCGCTGTAGTGGTGATGGTCTTAACGTCCGAGAGGACCCCGTCCACCATCTGACGGCTGGTTTCGGTGACGGTCTGCTTCTGCTGTTTCGTGCCGTTTTTCAGGGTCTCATGGACCGTTTCGGTGGTACGGGTGACCCCGTTCTCAATCTGCGTGCTGGTGGAGGTAATGGAGTTCACTACCTCAGATGCAGCCTTTTTGGCGGAAGAACTGGCCTTTTTCGAGGACGCAGAAACAGCACTGGCCGCTTGCTCAGTGGTCTTTTGTGCAGCTTTGGCCTCCTCTTGCAGTTCCGTCCAGCTCTTGGTGCTGATGCCTTGCCCGGCCTGGGCTGCCTTGTGCCGTGCCTCCCGGTTAGCTTTGGAAGTGGCCGCTGCAGCCTGTGCATCCTTGTCTGCTTTGTAGTCATCGTAGCTGGAAAAGCCGGTATAACCATCCTTCCCGAGGAAGCTGTTCAGCTTGTAACTGAGCTTGTCCAGCCATCCGATGGCCGCCCCAATGGTGCTTTGGGCGATATTGGCGACGAACTGAAATACCCCACTCACGAAGTTGCGGAAGGTCTCGCTTGTCTGGTAAGCAGTCACAAGGGCCGCTGCAAGAGCAGCCACCACAGAGACGGCGATTCCGACCGTGTTTGCTTTCATCACGGCATTGAGTGCCGCTTGAGCAACAGCCAGACCGGTCGCCCCGCCTTCGGCAGCTTTATGGGCGGCAGCAAGGGCAGTAGTCGCAGCTGTTTGTACCACCGTAGCGGCAGAGGTGGCGGTCAGGTAACCTTTGTAGGTCAGAAATGCAGCACCGACAAAGGTGACAACGGTGATGACCCGACCAATGGTGTCTTTCAGTTTGGCCAGCTTCTGGTCATCCTCCGTGATGGAGACCACCAGCTCGTTGGCCTTGACGATGAGGTCGCCGAGAGCCGAGAACAGGCCGTCAGTCAGTTTGCCGGTCAGGGCAGCCACGTTGTCCTGCAGGGTAGACAGCCGCCCGCGGAAGGTCTGGCTGGCTTCCAGCATACCGTTGTAGAACTGCCCGCCCTGACTGGTGGCGGCTTCCACAGCGGCCTGCAATTCCTCAAAGCCCACCTTGCCGTCCGAGATGCGCTTATACAGGTCAGCCATGGATTCACCGGTGGCCTCGCAGATCTGATTGAGCGGGTTGAAACCCGCGTCGATCATCATGTTCACGTTTTCCAGCGTGACCTTCTGGGCGCTGGACATCTTGCCATAGGCCCGGACAAGGGTCTGCATCTTGTCCGCGTTGCCCAGAGAGATATCGCCCAGCATCTGCAGCACGTTGGTGGTGTCGTCTGCCGCAATGCCGAATTGCAGCAGGGTCTTGGTGCCTTCAGTCAGATCAGACAGTTTGAAGGGTGTGGATGCCGCCATTTTGCGGATCTCTTCCAGCTTTTCGGCGGCAAGCTGTTCGTCACCCAGCATGACCTTGAAATTGGTGAGGTAGCTCTCCATGTCCCGGTTGTAGGACAGACCGCTCTTCACCACGCTCAGCAGGGCATCGGCGGCTTTCTTAGCGAAATCGGCGATCATCTGACCGGCGGCTACCGTCCATTTATTGACGCTCTGCTCTGCCGGGTCGCTGTTCAGCCGGACATCACCCGTAATACTGAAATCAGCCATTGGGGGCGCTCACCTCCTCGTCATCGCCATGCCTGAGCCGCTGCAGGAAGGCGGCATTGTGGTCGGCCACCGTGACTGCCGTCCGGGTGTGCCGCAGTTCTTTGGGCAGGGCAAAGGTCTCCTTCAGGTCCTCGTACTGCTGGCGCTGCCTGCCCTCCATGCCGGAGGTGTCCATCGTGCGCCAGGACATGATCTTCGCCATGGTGGTTTCCTCCGGCAGCCCCCGCAGCAGAGCCAGAAACCGCCACCAGTGGATGCGCTCTGCCGTAAGGTCGATGCCGTAAGCCTGCTGAAAGGCTGCGGTCAGATAGTCCGCGTCACAGGCAAAATCCATGGCAAGCTCACCGGAACCGCTGCCTTTGCCGCCAGAACGTCCTGGCGGGTCGGCCCCGTGGTAAAAGCGCAGTAAACTTTCATAGGCCTCCGGGGCCAGCTGGGGCGGGATCGGCTCCCGGTAGAAGCGCCGGAACGCTTCCTGCGCAAAGGCAAGGGTGTCCTTTTTCTCCCGCCTGCGCTGATACTGGTTCGACAACCAGACCATGGGCCGGAAGTCCGGGTCGATGGCGCGGCCCTCCCACTCGGCGGGCAGTGGTTCCAGCAGGATGTCAGCCATGATGACGGCGGCGCTTTGCCTTGCGCCGCTGCTCACGGTTCAGCTGAGGAGCCAGAAGGCTGGGGTCGAACTTCTGCTTTTCCTGATTGGCAGCCCGGGTCAGTTCGGTCATCACGGTCAGGGCCTTGCCCAGGTCATTGCCGTCCAGCCCCAGAGCTGCCGCAGACCCTTTGCCCAGTACATCATCGACAAACGCTTCCACGATGCGGCACTGGCCGCGGATGCCCTCGGCATAGCTCATGTTAGGGGTCTGCTGTGCATGCTGACGCTCGGCCTCCTCGGCCTTTTCCAGCTTTGCCTTTGCCTGCTCCAGCCGCTCGATATCGTTGGCGTTCAGGCTGGAAAACGCAAATTCCTTATCAAAGATCTTCATGGTCGTCTCCTATCAAAAAAGCCCTCGCCGGTCAGGACGAGGGCACAGAGCTACGGGCAGGATCAGCCTGCCGCAGCGGTAGAATAGTCGAACTTAGCAGGGGTGCCGATGCCCTTTACATCGCAGGCAAAGGTGGCGATTGCGCCGGCAGAGCCGCCCACGTCGCTGGTGACGATGAATGCAGCTTCTCCCTTCTCGCCCTTGCCGGTGCGCAGGGAGAAATAGATGTAGGGCAGGATGACGCTCTGGCCGAAGCCATAGATCATCTCGTGGCCCAGAATGAAGTCCTGGAACGCATCTCCCTTGCAGCGGTCGCCGTTGATGGCGAGGGTGCGCTGAACACTGCCCTTGGTGGTAACGGGGCCGGTGCGGATGTAGGTGTTGTCAGAGGTGGAAGCGTTCAGTGCACCGCTGTGCTCCCGCACATGGTCGGCACAGACGGTCCAGTCCTTAACAGCATCCTTCTTGCTGGCCTCGGTGCAGATGGCCAGCACAAAGTCATCGGTGTTCTCGATGCCCTTGTAGTCGGCGCTGGGGGTGATGCCGGAGGCGGTAACAGCTTCAGTAACAGTCATGTTGAAACTCCTTTCGGTTGGTAATAAACGAGCCGGAGCTGCATCTGCATTTTGCAGCTTCCGGCGCTGCTGGTAACGATATAGCCCGATGCGGTGACCGATACGCTGAGGGGCTGCTTTGGGGCTTCCAGCTGGGGCAGGTCATGCCGGTCATTCTGGGCAAGTACCCAGTCGGCCAGCTGCTCAAAAAAGCCGCTGTTGGCGATCTGGGTGCTCTGGGCCTCGCTGTATTCCCGGCGGCTCAGGAATACATAGCTTTTGGCCATGTTCCTGCCGGAGAAATAAGTGGTCAGCACAGGGTCTGTGGGGGAATCCTCAATGGAAAACTCGGCCACCGGCTCCGGGGAAAGCCCGGAGATACGGAATGCTGCCCCGTTCTCGGTCTGTTCTTCGGCGATGAGAGGGCAGGTCTTGAGCCACTCCCGCATGGCCGTGATGGTGGCTTTCTCGCTCATAAGTGGCCCATCCCTCCCCAGAACATGGTAACGGCACGGGTCGCATAAAGGGCCAGATGCTCTCCCATGTCTGCAAGTGCCCGCTGGCCCCAGTAGGAGCCGCGCAGACCTTTGTACTTGTCGGCTTCCTGCCCACGCTCTTTGTTGCCCATGAAGGTGCGCAGGTCGCTGCCCTCGGCGTGCAGGTAATACTGCTTGCGGGCGTAAGGGGTGTTGTACACCAAAAGGCCCTCGTCATACTTGGAAGCAGTCTGCACGCTGTTTTTCAGTGTGCCGGTGTCCAGCGGAACATAGCTGTCGATGAGCCGGGCCGCTTCCTGTGCCATGGCATACTGCGCCTTTTGCAGGGCAGCAGTCTTTTCGGCACCGAAGTCAGGCCGCCAGGAAAGCTGCATCTGAACGCCGTCCACCTTGTAGCGCAGGCCGTAGGGCTGATCAAAAACAGGCTTGCTCATTTTCTCAGCTCCCCTCTACATGAAAATGCGGCAGCAGCGGTTCCCTGTTGTCGGAGACCGCCGCCACCGTGCAGCAGATGTGTGTTTTCTCGAGAGCGGCATACTCGGCCTCGGTCAGGCTGCGGACAGAGCCGCAGATGAGTTTGCCGCCCCGCTTGAGCGTCCAGTGTGCGGCTTTTTCCTCGGGCGGGAGCTTTGCCCACTGGAAATAGGGCAGATACCCGGCGGCGGGGGGCAGACGGACGTGGACTGTCCGCTGGGGGTCGCCGCCGGAGGTGTCCAGCTTCTCCCGCCAGCTGCACCCGGTGATGACGTGGCAGACAGGCCGGTCGGTCTCAGTGGCGGTGTCGTGGATGAGGTTCACAACGGTTACGCTGCACTGCATCAGAAACACCCCCGATACAGCAGGCCGTGGGGGTCGTGCCCCAGGCAGCCGGAAAGAATGCTGTGCGCTTCGGCGGCCTGCTTTTCGGCCAGTGCTCCGTCGGAGAACGTCACGGCAAAGCCGTCGTTGTTGACACTGGTCACGCCCGGCGCATAGCCGGTGGCAGCGCGTGCCGCTTCGGCCCGTTCAAGGCTCTGCACGATGGACGCACAGGCCATGGCCAGAGCTTCGGCACAGTCGGCGCAGCCTTTGGTGTGGGCTTCGGCCCGGCCAAAGGTGGCCCGGTCAATGAGCTTCGAGGCCCGGAAGCACAGCGGCGTGAACGCGGCTTCGTCCAGCGTACCGCCCGCTGTCTGGTACTGGTCGTAGGTGCAGTAAAGCATGGGGGCCTCCTTATGCTGCGACAGCCGCAGCGGTCAGGAATGCGAACGGAACCTTGGAGCGGTCTGCGTTCATGCGGGTGGCGGGGTTGGGCAGTGCCCAGCCCATACGCATCACAACGCGCAGGGCCACCATATCCTGCTGGGCCAGATTGTAGACGATCTCCTTGGTGGAGGGATCCTGAATCACGCCCTGATCCAGCAGCTTCACGGTGACATCCTGACGGATGGAGTACGCCAGCTTCTTGAAGTTGCCTGCGATCAGCTGGGCCTTGGAAGCATCGAAGCCGCCGTTCTCGGGGAAGTACATGGGCGCACCGTCCAGCGCGTAGGTGGTTGCACCCTGCATATCGGAGCGGAACAGCGGGCGGCCATTGGTATCCAGCAGGCCGCGCAGCTCTGCCTTGGCGGTCAGGTCGCCCACCACGGCATCCACGCCGAAGCCGCCAGCTTCGATCTTGGAGAACAGACCATCCTTGCCCAGCAGCTTGGTGTAGTCGATGGGGCCGGTGACCTTGTTCTTTGCGGCAAGGGTCAGCACGTCGGTCGTCCACTCGGTGGGACGGTCACCGCCAAACAGGATGGCGTTGTCGATCTTTGCGCCCATGGCCTCACGGACGCGGGGCTGTACCTCGCCCATGATGTCAAAGGAGGAATCTGCCAGAACGGCCTCGGGCACAGGAACGATGACAGCCAGCTCTGCGGCGGTCATGTAGACGTTGTCCCATTCCTGCTTGCTGGTTTTCTTCATGCCGGTGTCACCGTTGACCCAGTATGCCAGAGGCAGCATGGACAGCACGGGGATCTTGGTCTGGTTGGAGGTCATGTTGGCAAGGCGGGTACCCAGCTGCATCACGATGGAGCTCTTGGGCACATCCTGCTGGATGGTGTTCACCAGCTGCTCCCGGATCAGGGCCTCAGCCTTATTGCGGGCGATTGCATCAATAGCCATAATAATCAACCTTTCTGGCCGAACGCTGCGCGGAATGCAGCATTTGCGGCCTCATGTGCGTTTGCGGGCTGGCGGTTGCCGCCCGGTGCGGAGGTAGAAAACTGTACCATACCGCCGTCCGGCAGAATGGCGCTGGGGTCTGCGGCCTTGAAGGTCTTGACATAATCATCAAAGCCCAGGATCTCGCCGTCCTTCATAGCAAAATTCTGGGCCTTTGCCTCGGCAAGGAATGCCTTACGGGCGCTCTCGCTGGAAAACTTCAACCCGGCGGCCTTGCGTTCCAGCGCATAGCCCTTTTCGAGGGCGGCTACCTGGCTGGCAGCGTCAGTCTTGGCCTGTTCTGCCTTGGCCTTCCACTCGGGGTCGTAGCCCTCCAGTTTGCCGTTTGCAGTGTTCAGCTGTTCGGTCAGGGTGGTCTTTTCGGCCTTGAGGGTCGTGATCTCATTGGCCTTTGCCGTGATGTCAGCGCCGTGCAGGTTCATAATGCTGTCCAGCTGTTCCGGCGTGATACCGGGGATGATTTTGCTCACATCTTCACGTTTCAATGTTGAGTGCTCCTTTCTGGTCAATGTTTGACGAATGGATCCGTTCGGTTTTGTAACGCGGTTCGCCTTCCGCATGGATCCCGGGCAGGGTACGCGCTGCCCGCCGCGATGGTTGCTTCCGACACAAATGTCGGGAACATGGCACCGTTTGCAGGGCTTGAACCTGCGGTATCCGGTTTTGGAGACCGGCGCTCTTCCATCTGAGCTAAAACGGCATGAAAAAAGCGCCCCTGCTCAAACGAGCAAAGACGCTTGCGGTATTTGGTTGTCAGATGCCGGGGACGATTTCCTTAACACCCTTTGCAAATGCGGCGGCCTTTTTCATCAGACTGTTTTCCTGAAGATATTCAAGCCCCTGTAAGGTGATATGAGGTTCCATGGGTGGTTCGATGCGCTCCGGCTGGCGAATGTAGCGGACGATGTTCAGGCCCTCAATGTAACCTGCTTTCTGCAGCTGAATCAAAAGTGCCTGAAACCGGTTCGGATTCGTACCGAAGCGCTCGGCAGTAAAACCAGCGCAATCGAACTCCTCAAAGTCCATGCTTTGCTGCAAATACTTCAAAATGCGGTAGATGACACGAAAATCTTCCATGATGACACCTCACTTCTTTTTGTTTAAGTCCATATACAGATACGCTTCCGGGTCGCCATACGCTTCCCGAGACCACTGTCGGTCTTGCTTGGCTGACAGGCGGGTCATGTGCAGCCAGACATCTCCATCTGTTCGCAATGCCGGATTCTTTTGCATTTCGTTCCAGATTGCAGAGGGGTCATCAAGCAGAAGCACTTCACTTTTTGTCATCTTTCAATCCCTCGATAAAATGATAGAGCTGCGGGTCTTTCTCTTTCAGGGCAGAGGGCTCCTGATAAAAAGCGCGATACCCTTCACTGAAATATTCCTTCAGCATATCTTCATTGATCTGCATCGTTCCGGCTTTAAAAATTCCATCCGTGGGAGATTCATATAGCCGTCCCTGATACTCAGAAATGAATTTGCTGTTCTGAAGAAGATAAATCGCTTGTGTATAGGTACTATCATCATACACGATTTTAGAAAAATCTTCAACATCAATCCCGGATTTTCGGATGCTGATGTATTTGGAGTTGTGCCGCAGGTCGAGGGAAATCTCCAATGCGTGGCCATACTCGTGAATAACATCACCGCTTTTGCGCTCAGGGTGAAGATAAAGCGTTTTGTCTGGATAATAATAGCCGCTTCCAGCGGCATCTTTCTCTGTCATTACGACCTTGTTGATGATGCTTTCAGCCTTATCGCGCTGCCATTGAGGAATGACGGAAAGCTCTTTTTCAATGCCTTCACGCTCAGACTGTGAAACACTATCAGAAAAATTGAGTTTTTGAAGAATGCCGCGTGGCTCTGCCTTCTTCGCCGCCCACGTTGCCTTACTACTGGCGCTCCTGCCAAAGCCTGCCACGCTGGTGCGGGCGCTGTCGGCCCTGCCGCCGGTGGCGCTGATAAAGTCGGCCAGCTCCTGACGGGCCTGCCGGAGCTTCACCGCGCTGGCGGTGGTGTCGGCCCCGGCGGCATCCTCTGCCAGATACCGGCGTTTGTATTTGCGCACGGTGCGTTCCCGGGCCCGCTGCATCTGACTGATCTCGTACCGGGTGTATCTGCCGCCGTTGTACTCGATGTCCCGGGCGTTGAGGGCTTCCAAGCTCTCCTGCGTCCACGCAGGCGGTGCACCCAGCTCAGGGAAGATGGCAAAGAAGGTATGACGGCAGTTCCAGCCGCAAAGCCCGGCCCCGGTGCCGTAGCCGGTGGCGGCCTCGAAGTCCGGGTAATGCTTGCCCATGTAGTCCACAGCGCCGCCCCGGTGGAACTGCCTGCCCTGCCACTCAGCGTGGGAAGGGCGGGCCCCGCCGTGGGCCGTGGTCTCGAAGAACTTCACCCCCATCTCGTCGGCCCGGGCCACTTGCAGCTTTGCGCCGGTCTGATTCACACCAGTCAGCACCGCCCGGCGGGCGGCAACTTCCAGCGTGTCGGTGTGGCCGGTGGGGTAGGTGACGTACTTCATGGTGTCGGCCAGACTGTCCACCGCGCTCTTGACGGCGCTCTTGTAGTCGAACGCACCGCTGCTCACCTTGAGATGGGCGCGGTCGAGAGCGGCTTCAAACTGGCCGCTGACGGTGTTGGCCGTGGTGGCAGTCAGATTGTGGAAGGTTCCCGCCGTCTGCTGGTAGCCAGCGTTGAGCAGGGCCTGCAGGGTGGCATTGTCGGCAAAGGGCGTGGGTTCCTTGCCGTAGTGGTAGTAGATCTCGTCCTCGGCCTCCATGGCCCGGGTGACCGCTTCCTGCATGAGCCGCCGGATCTCAGCCTCGCTCTTGCCGGTGTAGCGGGCCAGCTTCTTTACCACGTCCTGCCGGAGGGCTTCGGTCTGTTCATACCGCCAAAGCTGCCAGTTGGCCGTGGGGGTCATGGTGTCCATTTTGGAGATGCGCCGGGCCACGTCCCGCAGGATATCGTCCTCGACCTGCTGCCAGAGCAGCACCAGCCGGTCAGGTGCGTGGTCGAGATAGTCCGGGGCCAGCATCAGGCACCCCCGCCGAAGTTCAGCTCAGGCTGCTTGTTTTCGGCATCGGCTTCGGCGGCAATGGCCTTTGCGTCTGCCTCGCTGTATCCCTCGAACTCTACCAGATACCGCCAGAACGGGAACTTCCCGGCGGTAACGTATCCCCAAAACATCTGCTTGCGCTCCTTGGGGTCTGAGATGATGGAATCATCGAAATCGAAGGTTACGTTGCACTCGCCCGGCAGAGGAACCGACGCACCGCTGCGCCATGCGGCATCCAGCAGGACGTTCACGGCATAGACCAGATCAGTGATTGCTGTGCCGAGGGCCCGTTGCAGGTCTTTGACGGTGGTATAGCTGCGCTGCTTGCTGGAGCGGATCTCCTCGGCGGTCTTGTCCACGTTCTGCGGGTCAGACAGGGTACCGTAGGCAAGTCCGCACTGAAATTCGATGCGCTTGAGCATGGAATCCAGCCCTTTGCGGTAGCTCTCATCCCGCAGGGTTGGGGCAAACACCTCGTAAAGGTTCCGACCGCCGGAGACGCTGCCATTGATCCAGTTGCGGTAGAGCCGCTGTTCCCGCAGAGGCATCGTGGAACTACCGTCAGGACCCGGGCGCAGGGCAGTCTGGTCTACATCGAGGGCCAGCTGGCCGCCGTTGTACTCCCAGAGCAGTGCACCATACTGTTCATCTGCATCCCGGATGATGTCCACTGCCGGAGCGTACACGCTGACACCCAGCGGGGAATGCCGGTCAGCGGCGTTGCCCCTGGGAGCCTTGAAATAGCCCCACAGCGGCCTGCTCACGCCGGTGAACTCCGTATGCGGGGCCAGTGCAGCCCACTCCGCAACGTCGGTCAGCGGAACTTCGACACCGATGTCAGCGCTTGTCATGGAACGGAACGCCTTGACGGTGACGGTATATTTCCCGCCGGAAAACTCGTGGTTTTCCAGCCGGGTGTAGATGCGGCCACCCCTTACAAGATGATCGTAAAAAATAGCCCCGGTCATACGTCCGGAGCTATCAAAGCGGGTGGGACAGAAGCAATCCCCCTGCACCACATCGATCTGGATGCGGCCCTCAGGGTCGAGATAGGGCCGGAACAGTACCCCACCAAGGGCACAGCCATACTCCACGGGAATGCGCAGAGCTGCAACAAATGGCTTGAGCAGCTCATTGATGCTGTCCGCCCGGGCACTGCCGGAAACAAGACATTCCATTTCCAGCGTGGTCAGCCGAGCCAGCTCGGCGGCAATGCTCTGGGGCAAGCCCAGACTGTGCAGCGGGTCTTTGCCGCCGTGACACCATGGGCCGCCGGTATCGTACATCTGTGCCCAGAGGGTGATGGCACTCTCCATGGGGGCAGACACGCTGACGTTGATGGGAGTGTCCTCCCCGAACCAAAGCCGGGCCTTCTCCCGCAGCCACGAAAGCAGCTTGTCAAACATTACTTGGCTCTCCAATCTGCCCAGCGGATGAGCGGGGCGAATATCGTGTAACAGAAATAGCGGATATCATCCATGGCGTGGTCGTTTTCCTTTACCACCCGGTCCTCCTTGGCCTTGTCGTCCCAGGAATATGCGCCGAACTCCCGGCGGGAATCGGTACAGCTTTCATGGATCCGGACAAGTCCGGCCTGCATCATGGAAGCTACGCAGCGGATCCCGTTCAGAACGTCGTTGTCGGCGGGGATGACCTGATACCTGCCGTGCCGTCGGATGGTCTCGATAAAAGACGCGGCAGACGGGTCTACGCACACAGCCTGAATGTAATAGCCTTTTGTGAGCCGCTCCAGCTCGGTGTAGTGCTCCTCGTCGGTGCGCTGCACGCGCTGTTTGCGGCTGTCGAAATAGCTCTCCCGGATACGCAGGGCCTTTCCATCGTGTATGACCCACAGGCCCATGGAACATGGGTTGTGGGTGCCGTAGTCGATGGATACATAGAACTGTCCGTCGATGCCAGCTGTGCTGCCGTGAAAGAGGTAAGGATCCGCGCAGAGCGAAAAGAAGGGATAGACCAGACCGGACGCATTGCACCAGTGGCCCAGAATGAAGCGGTCGTAATAGACAGTCCCGGCCAGCTCATGCTTCAGGTGCTCCACGAACTCCTGCGGGAGAAATGGGTTATCGTCGATGGTGGAAGTCTGGCAGAAGATATCTACCTCGGGGTCATCAATGAACTTTTTGAGGAAATGCTCCTGGCTGTCCGGGTTTGCCGTTCCGTCAAAGTGGGAATGAGGACAGCGCAGGCGGGTCTTGAGCATCTGGAACACGTCTTCATCCCAGGTGGTCATCTCATCGCCGTAACCGTACTCGATGGTCATGCCCTGAATACGGGCAACGTGTTTTTTGCTGTCCGCGCCCAGAATGTGGACCCGGCGGCCAAACAGCCGGGCAGTGTTGTCGCTGCTGATGGTTCCCACAAGGGCCTCGCCCCAGATCTCTCGCATGGGGTCCAAAACGTTCCGGCTGATGGTGCCCTGTGTGTTGCCCAGCATTACCGCTGCGCCCTCACCCCGCAGAGCCAGAAGGCGCTGGGGAATGACCACGGCATAGTCCAGCCAGCTCTTGCCGGAACCGGTAGCCCCAACTTTCAGGTTCCACCGGTGTGAACAGGAAGCAAGATATTCTTTCTGCTTAGTCGATAACACTGTCTACTCCTCCCAGGATCTTGCGGGCCTCGGCCAGCTGATCAGAGGCATCGCCGGACACGCCGTTGAACATTCCCAGGTGCCGCCCCAACAGATCCAGGGCTTTCAGCTTGTCGGCCAACTTGACCTCCTGCTCCAGACCGTCCTCTCCGAAGGTCTTGACCTTGACCGACTGCACAGCAGCCAGATCGTCCGGTGCGGCATCGCTTTTCAGGGAAGCCGTCCTAGCATCGATTAGGTCGCCCGCGTTGACGAACGCCACCTTGGCCAGCTCGCGCACCACCCGGTCAGCGGACACGCCGGTGCGGCGGCTCTGCTCGGCCTGAAGCTGGGCAATGCGGTTCTGGATACTAACATTCGCTAACAGCCGTGCCGCCTGCTCGTTGGCCGTCTTTGGGGAGTATCCGGCACGGATGGCCGCCTGGGTCGCGTTCAGGTCGATCATATATTCTTCACAGAACCGCGCCTGCTTGTCGGTCATCCTCACCACCTCTCTCGTTGTCAGGGTACAAAAAAGCCGCCCTGAGCGGATGCTCAGAACGGCAGTTGTAATCAGGAAAAGCCCGGCCGGTGCAAAAAAGCTGTTAAGCAGCAAAAGGAGAAATCCGTATCAAGAGGAGGAAAACAAACCTCCGGTCGGGCCGCCAGCACGAAGGGAGTAAGGATGCCTTTCCTGCTGGGCTTTGCAGCATAGAGTATAGCACACTTGAACTAGTGCTTTTTAGTGCGTCATGGGTCTGTGTCCAGAAGTTGCACCGCTTTTTTGTGTCGTCGGAGGACCCAACTGACATCGAGGGAGAGCCGGTCAGCGATCAGCTCCCACTTGTGCCCACAGATATATCTCCGGTACAGAATCGTGAAGTCAAGCTCATCATCCAGCTGCTGTAGCGCAAAGATGATTTCTTTGCGAATGCGGGTGCTTTCCTCACACTGGGCTTTGTAAGCGCCCCGGGCTTCGTCGATGCGTTCTACTGCACGGGGCAATGTTTGGCCGTCTCCTCCGCCGCCCGGCACAGCGGAAAGGCACTGGGTCATGTTGGAAGCGTCTGTTTTCAGCGTGTCCAGCTCATCCAGCCGCAGCTGTTCGAGCCGCTTCGCTTGCTGATACCTTCTCAACCAGGCCTTCTTCTCTTCGTAGGTCATCCCCACACCTCCACACGCACGAACACACCGCAAGGGTCCGACCAGAACTTCTCCACGATCTCGCTGCACACCTGGGCATCATCGTGCCAGAAGTGCAGGCGGGTCATCTCGTCCTTGAGGGCCTTTTCCAGATTGTCGGTGTCAGGTTTGGAGGTGCGCCAGCTGCCGTCCGGGCGGCCCTCGGTGGAAAAGCACCACTTGACCACCAGCCGCACCGGCGTTCCGGCGGGCACGGGCTGTTCCGGCGCATGGGGTGCCAGATAGGCGTGGAGCTTGGAGCGGGCGGCTTTCAGTTCGGCGCTGTCGTGGAGCACGGCACAGGGCTTGCCGCCCTTCATGTAAGCGTGCAGCTCCTTGGCGTTGTGGGTGGTGGTGGGCGGCTTCATGGGCAGGAAGAATTGAGCAATGGGCAAAAATTGCACGTTCGTTTCACCTCGTTCTTTTTTTTTTTTTTTTCGGCCAACGTGATGGGGAGGGTTCCCCGGAGGGATGGGGGCTGTGTTCGCCCCATCCTCTGGGAGACCCCATCACACATGCTGCAGTTATAGCTATTATATATAGGCTATTTTGCACTGCAAAATTTGCAGTCATAGCGGCTATAACTGCAAAATTGCAGTTTTTGCTGTCGTGCAAAATAGCGGCTATAACTGCATTTTTATAACAAATTGTAATTTTAAAATATACAATTCGTTTAACCTGCGCTGCCGGGCTCCTTGCGTCCGACTTTTTCGCCGTCGATCCAGAACCGCCCGTCATCCTTCAGGCGGGTCTTGACGGTGCGGGGCTTCAGATCCATGTACTCAGCCAGACTGTAAACAGTCACTTCGCCATCCATCATGCAGGCTTCAAAGGCAGTGTCCAGCTCGGCCTTTTTGTCCTTGCTGACTTTGTCCTTATTGCCCCAGCGCTTGGATGCGCCCCGGGTACCCAGTGACTTGTAATCGCTGTCCGGCTGCAGATCCTCCAGCAGGCCGGTGTCCGGCTTGTGGACTGGGTAGTCGAACCAGAGGTTCACAGGGTCGAAGCGGGCGAACTCGCGCAAGGTGCCCTCAATACGCCAGGCGGTCATACTGTCGTTTTTTTTCTGGGCGGCTGCGATCTGGGCATCGATGGCCCGCAAGTCGGCCATGCCAAGGTGTTCTTTGGCTATGGCCAGCATCCGGCTTTTGCTCAGGGCATCGTCCGGGCCGTAGGCATCGGCATGGCCGCGCTTGTCCAGCATGTCCTTGAGCACCCGGCAGGCGGCTTTGTTGTGGAGCTGTTCCAAAATGGCGGCGGTCGGGGTGAGCTCAGTCATATCCAGCATGGCATCCGGGTCACGGGCAAACACGCCGGAGCCGCTGGCGCGGTCCATGCTGCGCTTGCCGCCCTGGGCACCCTTGGAGTGGTGGTGGCAGTAGATCACGGCACAGTCCAGCGCGCGGCAGACGAGGTCAAACTGGTTGCAGAACTTTGCCATCTGGTCGGCGCTGTTCTCGTCGCCGGTGATGACCTTGTAGATGGGGTCCAGAATGACGGCAGTGTAGCCTTTCTTACCCGCCCGGCGGATGAGCTTGGGGGCCAGCTTGTCCATGGGGACGGAAGCACCGCGCAGGTTCCAGATGTCGATGTTCCGCAGGTTCTGCGGGGGCAGGCCGAGGGCGGTGTACACATCCTTGAAGCGGTGCAGGCAGGAGGCCCGATCCAGCTCGAGGTTGATGTACAGCACCTTGCCCTGCGCACAGGAAAAGCGGCCCAGCCAGGGCGTACCCTCGGCAATGGCGATGCACAGCTCGATCAGGGCAAAGCTCTTGCCCGCCTTGCTGGGGCCTGCCAGCAGCATTTTGTGACCCTTGCGCAGCACCCCGGTGATGAGGGCATCGGCCAGCGGCGGCAGGTCATCCCAGTCATCAGCCAGGCTTTCGGTTTCGGGCAGTTCATCGGTCTCGGCTTCCAGCCAGTCCCGCCACTCGTCCCAGCAGCTTTTGCCGATGTTGGTCTCCAGCAGGGTCTGCCGCTGGCTGCCGCGCAGGATGCCGGGCATCCGGGAAAGGCGGCTGGGGTTGCGATTCTGCTGGTCGAGAGTCAGACCATTTTTCTGGCAGGCGGCATAGAGGTAATCCACCCGCTTGCGGTATTCGGTGTAATCCGGGGCATCCACCTTGACGATGGCGTGAACGCTCTTGCCGCCGGAGTAGACCAGAGCGGCACAGGGCAGCTCCAACTGTTTGATGATGGCCTGCTGCCTGCCCAGATCCATGTTGTCGCATTCCACCAGAGCGTAGCGGTAGGCGGTGATGTTGGCATCCTTGCGGCCCGTTCCGTCCACCGGGTTGAAGCAGATCCACGCGCCCACCTCGGGGTCGCAGTCGCCCACCACCTTGCCGATGTCCCCGCCGCAGGTGTCCAGCTCTGCGATGAGCTGGCCTGCGGTGCGGTCCCAGCAGCCTCTGGTGGGACGGCGGCGGTCGTCGGCCATGAAGCTCTCGGTCACATAGGCCACGTGCTCGTCCTGTTCAAAGAGGGCCTGCAGATAGCGCCTGAGCTGGTCGGCAGGGTCCCACTGCTCAGGCAGAGCCAGGTCATGGGATTCCACCCACCGGGGGTCCACCAGCTGCCCCTCCGTTCTGGATGAGCCGGTGGTGAGCTCGTCGCCCCAGTCCAGCGCGTGGCCCGCGGGGCCGCTCCATCCGTGGCTGTAGGCCAGCTGGAAGATGCTGTTTTCCGTGACGGGCTTTGTGCTGCCGTGGAAGCTCTCCCACTTCCGGGCACACTCGCCCTTGTGGTAGCGGCCCCCGTCCCGGGCGCTCCATGCTTCCCAGACGGTGACAGGCAGTCCCGCTTCCTTGAGGCCCATGCCCACCATCGTCCACTCTTCATAAGTCAGGGAGGCCGGGGAAATGAAGTCCAATGCTTCTTTGAGTTCGGTCTCATCATTCATCTGCGTTACCATACATCCCATGCGGGCGTTTCAGGTGGGGTGGGCGGCGTATAGGTGCTTGGGGTAACACCCTTGGGCACGCTCCGCCAGCCCTGGGCCGCAATGCGGTCGATCATGTGTTTGGCCTGCTCAAAACTCCATGTACCCACATGCTGGAAGCCGTATTTCTCCAGACAGCGGATCTGTTTAGGTGTGGTGAGGCCTTCATCCCGGCGCTTGTGCAGCCGGTCCAGCAAAAGGCTGGCCTTGCCTGCCGACTCCACCGCATCCGGCAGAATGCCCAGCTTTTCGAGGGCTGCGGTCTGCTGTTCGGTGGGCGGTCCGGCTTCCCATCCAAAAGCCGGTACATAGCCGGACAGGTCCTCGGCCTGAATACTCATTTCGTATTGGAGCGGGTCCACCAGTTTTGCCTTCTTCCGGCGCTGTTCAGCCAGCTGCTTTGCAAGGGCTTCCTCTCTCTGGGCCACCACGTCCTCGCTGGCCTGGGCGGCGGCTTCCTCGATGTCCTCAGGACAGCCGGTCCCGGCAAGGTTTTCGGTCATCTGACGGGCCACGGCCCTGTCCTCGCACACAAGGTCTGCCGGGCGGCAGAGCTCGTGCTTGTCGGTCATCCACAAAAAGTCGAGGAGCAGCAGGTCGGTCTTGCCCTCGGCCAGACGTGTGCCGCGTCCCACCATCTGGCTGTACAGGCTGCGCACCTTGGTGGGCCGCAGCACCACAACGCAGTCCACACTGGGGCAGTCCCAGCCCTCGGTGAGCAGCATGGAATTGCAGAGCACGTTATACTTCCCGGTATCGAAGTCAGCAAGCACTTCCTTTCGGTCGGCACTCTGGCCGTTGACCTCGGCGGCCCGGAACCCCTGTGCATTCAGCAGATCCCGGAACTTCTGGCTGGTTTTGATGAGGGGAAGGAACACCACCGTCTTGCGGCCTTTGCATCGCTGTGCCATCTCGGCGGCGATCTGCTCCAGATACGGGTCCAGCGCCGTGCCAAGTTCCCCCACGGCGTAGTCGCCACCGCTGAGGGCCACGCCGGAGATGTCCAGTTTCAGGGGAATGGTCTGGGCCATGATCTTGCACAGATAGCCCTCTTTGATGGCATCGGTCAGCTTGTACTCATAGGCCAGGCTGTCGAACACCTCGCCCAGGTTCCGCATGTCGCCGCGGTCAGGGGTGGCGGTCACACCCAGCACCTTTGCACCCTCGAAGTAGTCCAGGATGCGGCGGTAGCCGTCGGTGATGGCGTGGTGGGCCTCGTCAATGATGATGGTGCCGAAGTAGTCCCGGGGAAAGCGTTCCAGCCGAGCGGAGCGCTGCAGGGTCTGCACGCTGCCCACCACCACCCGGAACCAGCTGTTCAGGCAGGTGGACTCTGCCTTTTCCACGGCGCTGACAAGGCCGGTGGAACGCTGGAGCTTGTCAGCTGCCTGTTCCAGCAGTTCGCCACGGTGGGCCAGGATGAGCACCCGGTCCCCGGCACGCACCTGATCGGCGGCAACGGAGGCGAACACGATGGTCTTGCCGGTGCCGGTGGGCAGCACCAGCAGCGTGCACAGACGGCCCTGCTCCCACTGGGCGTGGATGCTGTCCCGGGAGGCCTGCTGATAGGGGCGCAGGGATTGGATGTTCGCCATCAGAATGCCCCCTGTGTCCAGCCCTGAGCGGGTGCGGCCTTAGGTTCCGGCGGCGGCAGGAAGCGAGTGACCTCATTGCTCTGGCCGGTCTTACCTGCGTTGGGGCCGCTCTGCTTGGTGTACTCCCGGATGCCCAGACGGCACCAGCCCCGGGCACCCACCACTTCGTTCCAGCGAGGGCGGAAGGTCTCGCCCCGCTTACACTGGCCGATGCTCTCAAAGAAAGCACCCAGCAGACCCTGAGTCTTGGTGTGCAGATACAGGCGGTCGGTGACGGTGGCATCGCCCTTGGCTCCGCCGAAGATCTTCAGGGTCAGCTTTGCCATGGAGCAGGGCGGGAGCTTGGCACTGCCCTCAAAGCGGGCACGCTCCATGCCGGTGACCTCAAAGGCATAATCGCCCTCGGGCAGGAGAACAAACTCCTGCTGTTCGTTGGTGAATTCGTCGTCCCAGCTCAGGGCGCGGTCGGTGTTCATCTCATTCATAAGTAAAAGCTCCTTTCAAAATCATCAAAACGGCAGGTCACGGCTGTCCAGCACCATCTGCAGCACCTGGGGCCATGCGGCCACCAGACAGCCCTCTACGAAATCGGCGGGGTAATCCCGGATGGGCATATCCTCGGGGAAATAGCCCCGCTTGCCCACCACAGCCTGCAGCTCCTCCGGCGTGACGTTGTTGGCACTCATGAGCGGGGCCAGTTTTTCCGGCACGCCCAGCGCGATCAGGTCCGGTGTGAGCAGAGCTTCGGGCACTTCCTCGCGGGGAGTCTGGGGTTGCGGAGCCGGAGTGGGCAGGATGTCGGCTTCCGGCTGGGGGCTCGGTTCCGGCTTCGGCTTCGGTGCAGGTGTGGTGCCGGGGATGCAGGCGGCGATGCCGGCGTAGTCAAAGGGGATCTCATCGGGCAGTCCGAAGCGATTCTTGGCATCCCAGCAGGGGTGATGCGCTGTGTACATCACCCGGCGGCCGCCGGTGACCTTGTTTTTTGCGTTGGGGGCGCTGCTGCTCTTTTCCACCACGGTCTGGTAGTTGACGAACAGCAGCATGTCGCACCACTCCCGGATCAGCGGCTCCACCTGCTTGGTGGTCTTCATGGTCCAGCGGTCGTAGCTGCCCGCCGCATCCGGCTGCTCGAACTTGGTGATGGCCGCGTGGGCAAGGACCAGAACGTTGTGCCCTGTGTTCAGCACCTCTTCCAGCGCGTCCAGCAGCTTGCCGAACTCCTCCTTCAGGTAGGTGTAGCCTTTGCCGTAGCCAAAGCCCTCCAACCCGTCCACCTTGGCCTTGGCGCAGACGGCATCAATGGCCAGCCGTTCGGCCCAGTCGGCGGTGTCGATGACCAGCGTGCCGCAGGGGATGTTCCCCCTGCGCACCTCGGCCACCTCGTCCAGCAGCATGGCCCAGCTGGTGGGCTGAGGCAGGCGCTTGACATTCAGCCGCTTTGTGCCGCCTTCGGTGTCGATGAACACCGGGTCGGGGAAGTGGGAGGCAAAGGTGCTCTTGCCGATGCCCTCGGGGCCATACAGCACGGTTTTTACCGGGGAATCCTGCACCCCGGAGGTGATGGCATACTTGCTCATTTAGAACGCTCCTTTCGTCCAGCTCCTGGGCTGGGGCTTTTCGGTGACAGGCGGCTCGGCATCTTTTACCATGCCGTCTTCGATGATGATCTGGCACTCGCTGCCGGTGGAAACGCGAGTGGCGATGGCCTGCAGGTGCTCTGCTTCCAGCCAGCGGCCAAACTCGGTCAGGGTGGTCATGTCCATCTGCTCCAGCTTGTCCAGCAGTACAAAACCGCAGTCCGGGTTCAGGCGGCGGACGATGGCGGCAGCCACCCGCAGCTGATCGCTGCCGGACATATCCCGCCAGTGCTTTCCTTTATAAGTAAGGGCACCGTCCTCCACGCTCAGCTCCGGCAGGGGCAGGTCAGCACCGTTCAGCAGGGCCATACGGTCGGCCCGCTTCTGAGTGATGGCTTCGGTGAGCTTGTCGTAGTCGCTGGCATACTGTGCAGCCTCGTCCTCGGCACGGGCCTTTTCCAGATTGGCACGCACCTTCTGGTTGGTCTCCTCGATGCTCCGGATGGAGGCTTCCAGTTCGGCGGTGGATTCGTCCTGAAGCTGGGCAGCAGATTTCCGGGCCTGAAATATCTGCTTTTCAAGGTCAGTAAATTTCGCTTGCGTTTGCTCGTATTCCTCTTTCAAATCTTCAATTTTTTCATCGAGATCACGCAAGGTGAAATTCAATTGATTCTTTTCATCAATGAGCTTGTCCAACTGGTTGCGCTTGCGCTGATTCTCGCCGTTCCGGGCCAGGATCTCCTGCTGCTGGCGGATGAGGTCGGAGGCGCTGACCGGTTCTTCCGGGGCATCGGGGTAAGAGATCAGCTCCTCGGCAAAGTGCTTTTTCTGCTGGGCCAGCTGGCCGGTGAAGGTGCGCTTGTCGTACAGAGACTTGATCTCCAGATCCCGGACGTGCAGCTCGGTGCCGATGCCGATGATGCGGAGCAGGATGTCCGCTTTCTCCTTGTCGGATGCTTCCATGAAGCGGGGCAGGTCAAGGGCCAGCGGCTCGATAAAGGCATTGAGCAGCTGCTGTCCGCTGCGCCGCCCGGTGGGGTCGGTAACGGTCAGGGTGCTGTTTTTGCCCTTGCGCTCCACCACCACGCCGTTGGAAAGGGTGACCTTGAGATGGGCGGGAGCCACGGCCCCGTCCCGCTGTGCGGCATTGGGGCGGAAGCGGTCGCCGCCCAGCGCCCAGGCAAGGGCATCCAGCACGCTGGTCTTGCCCTGATTGTTGTTGCCGCCCACGAGGGTGAGCCCAGTGGGGGCGGGGGTGAGCGCAACTGCTTTGATGCGCTTGACGTTTTCGGCCTCAAGGGCCGTGATGGTTACAGACATCTGGATACCTCCCCTTGGATCTGTCCGAGTGTGTGAATGAGCATATTGGTCAGCTGCTCCCGCTGTTCAGGCGGAAGCCTGCGGAGGGACGGGACCACCATTTTGCCGATGTTCTGGAGAGAACGGTCGGCCAGCAGCACGTTGTCATAGGAGCTGTGGGCATCCTGTTCGCTGCCGGAAGAGGCCTGTTCCAGCTGTGCCCGCAGGTCGGCGGTCATCTCGGCGGCCATTTCCCTGGCCTGACGCTCCACCTCTTCCTTGTCCACCACCGCGGTGATGGGCTTCTTCTTGAGTGCATCATTCTCGGCCTTGAGCTTGTCGCCCCGGAGCTTGGCCGCTTCGGCCATCTGCCGGGAACCAACCAACTGGTTCTCCGCGTCCTTGGCCCGGGCTTCGGCCCTGTCACGCTCGGCTTCGGCCTTCTGGCGCTGGAGGTTGGCCGCAATGCGGCTCTCGTATTCATCGCGGTAGATCTGCTTGAGCTTGGTGTTCTGTTTTTTCAGACCGTCAATATCGGCAATGTAGGCACCCTGCTGATCCAGCAGCGTTGCCCGCATGGCAGCGGCTTCCTCGTACTTTTCGTGGTACTCGTGTGCAGCTTTCCGGGCCTCTTCCTCACGGGCCTCGGCCTTGTCTGCACGGTCTTTTTCCTGCGAGACCTTCAGACCCAGCCGGTTGCAGTCTTTGGCGGTGCTCAGCTGGTCGGCGCGGACCTTGTCCCGCTCAGTGCGGAGCTGCTGGTTTTCCTTGAGCAGATCCTGATAGGCTTTGTTCGTGGTGACCTCACCGTTCTTGACCTTCTCCACCAGCTCTGCAGGGGCGCTGGGCTTTGCTACGGCATACAGCAGAGTGGGAGACAGCTCCTTCAGGATCTTCTGCTGGCGGGGACTGCTGCCGTCCAGCAGTGCCGAGACCTGCAGCAGCCGGTATGCGGTATCCTTGGTGATGCCGATAGATACGCACCATGCCCGGAAAGTGTCATCTCCACGATTGCCGTGCTTCGAGTTGTCGCATTGTGCGACAACTCCACATAGAGCATCGTGAGCCACGGCAATGGCACTGCCCATGTGGACAAGGCCGCGCTCGGCCATCTGTTTGCCGTGGCGGTATTCGTCCTCGGCAAAGTGCAGGTCCTCCACGGTCTGGTCAGTCAGGCCGGAATAATCAAACGCCGGGCGCATTGCATCCGGCACGGTAGTTAGGGGCTTGTCCTGCATGGCACCAGCTGTTGATACAGAAGAACCGCCCGCCGATGCGGCAGGGGCCGATTCGCAGTTCTGCAGGGATGTCGCGGGGGTCGATGCGCTTGCATCCGCCCCGCTCTCCGAGATGGTCGGCGTTGCCGCTGTGGCAGTCGGAACAGCATTCTCTGCCGTAGTCACAGCAGCATCCGCATTCTGGGCAGGTGCACATGAGAGAATCTCCTTTGCTTTTTTGATGTCGGCAAGAATCTTTTCCATTTCCTGCTGCGGTGTCATGTCCTTGCGGCTTCCATCCAGATTGAAAAACTGACCAAACAGCTCTCTTTTTGCGGCAACACCTTTCAGATTCTGAGTGCATGTGATTGTCAGGCAATAGCGCCCGTCAGACCCATAGTCCGATGCACGAATATCTTTGGAGAATGAGCCGAAAATCTCTCTGTCTGGATAAGTGTCTTTGATCCATGCAGAGACCTGAGACAGAAAGTCGAAGTCCAGACTATGCACTCGACAGGTGCATTTATCCTTGATAGAGCCAGCAAACTCTGACGCATAAGTGAGGGTCTTGCTCATCCGGCACTCGTAGCCCCGAGTCTCCCGGCTGACAGTTCTAGCACTTTCATCCCATTGAAAGTCTCCGTATGGCATGGCATAGGGGCATCCCCAGCACTCATGGCCGGGTGCGTAACCAGATAGGCGGTTTCCAGTGGTACTGGCATCGGTGGATTTCTTCACTCGCCGTCCGCATTTGCAGATATAGGTGGTCAAACTCTCACCTCCGTGCCCTTCAGGCGGTCCAGCATCTCGGTCTGCACATCCTTGTTCATGGGCTGGATGTTGTTGCCCTTCCAACCGTAGCAGAGGATAGGCCCGTAAAGCTGGCGGCCTCGGTACTTCCGGTTGAGCAGGCTGGCGGGCTGGATGGGGCCATCGTACCGGCCCACGAACAGCACCGCCGGGGTGCGGGGCAGCACGATCATCTCGCAGGGAGTGCCCAGCCGGTTCTCAATGGCCCACAGGCTGTCGGGCAGGGATGCGATCACCGGGGCCTTGCCCGGTTCGACTAAAATACCTTTCATTTGTAAACTCCTTTCTGATGTGATATCATCAAGGGTGATGGGGCTTGTGAATTCCATCACCCTTTGGGCTCGTCCGTGTTACCAGCACGGGCGGGCTCATTTGCTTTTCATGCGCCCCTCCGGTTTTGCCGGTACTCCGGCTCTTCGGTACGGGCGTGGGTGCGGTCAACGCGGCCATAGCGGCGGGCGTTCTGTTCACGATCCTGGGCGGCAAAGCCCAGCCGCAGGAACGCTACCGCTGCCAGAACCAGGCACAGGGCCGTGACGAGCTGGCTGTCAGAGATGGAGCTGCCCAGCTGTGCACCGCCCTCGATGCCCATGCCGTACAGCAGACTTACGGCACCGCTGGCAGCAGCCAGCCAGTACCAGACGCGGGATTTGATCTTCATGCGGTCTTTTCCTCCTTTGCGATTGCCGGGAAGAAATACTCCCCGATTTTTTCTTGCGGGATGTGCAGGGTATGGCAGATCGCCACGATCTCGCAGGCCTTCCAGCGCCCCTTGTCCTCCGGGGCATTGAGGCGGCCCTTGAGGGTGTCCAGCGGGATGCCGGACAGCTCGCTGAGCTCTTTTTGCAGCAGCCCCTGATCTTCGTACAGGCGGCGGAGCTTCAGAAACGGTTTCTTTGCCATAGGTCAATCCTCCTTCTTTGCGGGTGCCAGCTCGTCCAGCAGGCTGTCCATCAGGGCGGCGTAGAACGGGTAGCCCTTGGCAACGATGGTCAGATCGTCAACGGCATGGGTCAGATTGTCCTGCGCCATACGCACCGCCGTTTCCATGGCGCGGACGGTGCTGCAGTCCTTGCTGTAGGTGGCTTTGGCAATGCCGCACAGCGATTTTGCCTGCAGATACACGGCCTTGTTTTCTTCCCGGGCTTTGCGGCACTCATCCAGGAAGGCCGTTTTTTTGTCCAGTGCCTTGCGTGCGCCGATCACCCGGTCGATGGCGTTCTGGATGTTGACATCCTGCACTTCACGCTGATCCCGGTGCTGCTGGGCCAGCTGCTTCTCCATGGCGTTGAAGGCTTCGATGTACTTCAGCTTCCACTGTACGGCCTCCTTGCCGGTAAAGCCCATCGCCAGCATGCTGAACCCGTCCCGGTTCATCAGGTACATGGGGTACTTCTGGTGGTTCTGCGGGTGGGTGTATTCGGTCTTGAAGAACATAGGGGTGTCCCCATTTTTGGGGAAGCCCTTGATAAGTTCCTCAATATCGCGGATAACGTGGTCATGGCGTTTGCCGAAGCGCTTGGCGACATCCCGGCTGGATGCCACCGGCTCGCCGTTCTGGGTGGATAAGATAATGTCTGTCATGGTGAAGATGTTCCTCCTTGTTGGTGGCTCCCTTCTGCGGTATACTGGAGAAAAACAGGAGGGAGGTGAAGACTGTGAATGATGGGAATAAGGTAAGACACAATCTGGCGCTTGCATATGCGAACAACAAACTGCAGATCGCGCTTCAGCGTGGAGAACATCCGCAGAATCTTGATCTGGATGATCCTGCACAGGCAGCCTGTGCACTTGCGCATTGGTACAAGGCCTGTCTGGATGAACTCATCGAACTTTCGGACGATGAACTGTTCAGTCCGTACAGCATGGATTAAAGCATCCGATTGTCCCGCTCCGATTTCACGGATGCCGACAGCATACTGACGATGCGTTCCGCGTCCGAAAAATCAATCTTTTCGCTCTTGAGCTGCTCGAACAGCTTGAGGGCGATTTGTTTTAAGTGCTCATGATGTGCATGTGCTTCCTTGGCTTTTTCCTGCATGGTCGTCTTCTTCACCTCCTTGTTGGATAGGGTGATGTCGGTCATGTGAATTTGTACCTCCTTACTGCACATTCTACTTTAAGTAGACATATTGGCGAAAAAAATTTGGTCAATCGGAATCCCAACGACCTCACTGATTTTCTTCGCAGTGGCGACTGTGGCATCTTCGGGCGATTGCTCGATTTTTCGGTATGTATCGCGCGAAATGCCGAGCTTTTCCGCCATTTCACGCTGAGTGAATCCTGCGTACTGGCGGGCTTGCTTTACAGTGAATCCCAAATTATCGACCTCCTTTCGTCTGGGTTCGAGAATACTATACTCCACTTTTGGTAGAATGTCAAGAACTTAAAGTAGAAAAAATTCAAAAGAATGTTGACAACGCTCTACTTTTGGTGTAATCTCTACATATAAGGAGTGATTCAATTGAGCATCGCTGAAAATATAAAAAGAATCCGTGCCGAACACGGTCTGTCGCAGGCAGAACTGGGCAAAATCGCCGGTGTCAGTGACAAGGCGGTGTCCACTTGGGAACTTGGGCTAAAGACTCCCCGCATGGGTGCAGTCGAAAAGATGGCAAACTACTTCGGTATCACCAAAAGTGCTATTGTGGACGATGCTCCCATGACTTCGCTCCAAAAGCCTGTTGTCCCGCCGGGGTTCATGCCGATGCCCGAAATGGTACAGGTCCCCCTGATCGGCTCTATCGCGTGCGGCACACCCATCACCGCAGAGCAGAATATCAAAAGCTATGTCGGTGTTCCGGCTGCATGGAGGGCTGATTTTGCGTTGGAATGCCACGGGGACAGCATGGCCCCTACCATTTGTGACGGTGATGTGGTTTGCATTCGCAGTCAGCCGGAAGTAGAGCAAGGACAGATTGCGGCGGTGCGCATTGGTGAGGAGGCTACCCTGAAGCACTGCTATTATCAGAATGGCGTGGTACAGCTGATTGCAGACAACCCCTCTGTATGCCCTCCCATGGTTTATACCGGTTCCGATTTGGACGAAATTGAAGTGGAAGGTTTGGCTGTTGGTTTCTGTCGTGGGTTGGTGTAGGCAAGTTGAATTTAGACTAGGCTGATAGGATTAAAGGAGGTACAATATGGCTGTTTGCGCGATTTGTGGAGAAAAGCTCGGGATTTTTGACCGGGAACTTTGCACGGATGGCTTCATCTGTAAAAAGTGCCGCTCATTCTTTTCGGATTTTAAAGTTGACTATAAGACGGCTTCTATAAAGAGCATGAAGGAACAGCGAGCCTTTTTCAAAGAACGTCAGGAGCGCGCAAAGGGCTTTGAAGACTTGCAGGATCCTGGCACAATGGTTGCTTATGTAAATCGGGAACAACGACTTATGACAGTGAGCGGCATTCCGGGATGGTTCACTTTCGATGAACTGGCTGATTATACCGTGGAGGTTGACACGAAAACCGTCACGGAAACAAAGGGCGGGCTCACAAGAGCCGTCGTTGGCGGTATTGTTGCCGGATCTGCTGGTGCAATTATTGGAGGCAACACTGCAAAGACTGTTTCCCATACAGTAGAGTCTGACCCCAAAATGTCTTTTACCGTCGATTATCCCGCCCCCATAGGGCGGATGACATCGCCTGTTTTTACGTATTCCCGTAAAGTGCTAGAGCTCTGCGAGGAAATTTTTGCAGACCGCGCTGTATCGAAAGACGAAAAGGGGACTTCCAGTGCCGCAGACGAGCTGTTAAAGTTCAAAAAGTTGTTGGATATGGGCGCAATCACGGAAGACGAATACAAAGCCCAAAAGGCACGGCTGCTCAATCTGTAAACTGAAAAGCTAACGGTTTTGCCGTTTGCAAATAGTGCTATTGGTCTATGAGTTGCCGAGGAATCCTCGGTAGTTGAACAAAAGAAAAACGCCCCGGTGTTGGCGCACCGAAGGCGTTAAAAGAAGCGGCTCACCCAGAAGAGGGCATCGCACACTCGACACTGCGATTATACCTCTTTTGGGCGGGCTTGTCAAAGTGTACCCATGGAGGTGTATTTTTATGGGACGAAGAACCAATACCGCCCAGTGGCTGCCGAACCAGAAACGCTGGCAGATCAAGGTGCAGAAGGACGGCCAGCGCAGGACGTTCACCAGTGCAAAACCGGGCCGCACCGGTCAGCGGGAAGCCAACCGGAAGGCAGACGCATGGCTGGATGACGGAATCTGCAATACCACAAAGCGCTGCTCTGAGGTGTGGGCTGAGTATCTGATCTCTGTCAAGGCTACGGCAGGCACCAGTTACATTGAGCAGGTGGAAAAGAATGGGCGAAATTACATCCTGCCAGTGATCGGTACCCGGCAGATTGGCGACCTGAGCACAGGAATGCTGCAGGACGTACTTAACCGAGCGTATAAAGAGGGCTGTCTGAATCCGAACAGCAAGCGCCAGAGCCGGGGCAATCTTTCCCGTAAGACGCTGCAGGGCATCCGTGGCGTGGAGGTATCCTTTGTCAAGTGGGCACGCCAGCATAAGTACACGACCCTGCGGCCAGAGGATGAAAACCTGACCGTTCCGAAGGGCGCTCGCCAGAAGGGGCGGAAGATCCTGCAGCCGGACAGCCTGCGTGTGCTGCTCTCCACCGATACCCGTGTGGTGCGCGGAAAAGTGGAGCCGGATGAGAACGTGCACGCCTACCGTCTGGCCGTTATGACCGGCCTGCGCCCCGGAGAACTGCTGGGCCTGCGTGTAGGCGATCTGGACGGAGACCGGCTCCACATCGGCCGGGCCATCAACCGCCAGAACGAGGAAACCAGCGGCAAAAATGAGAATGCCATCCGGACGGTGGTACTGCACCCTCTGGCCGTGAACGAGATCTACGCCCAGCTCCGGCAGCGCACGATGGAAGAGGAACGACCGCTGACGAATGACGATCCGCTGTTTCTGTTGTCCAACCAGCAGAGCCTGTATAACTACTGGAAGTTCTATCAGCGCTGCAACGGCATTGACCCACCCATCAGCCTGTACGAACTGCGGCACACCTTTGTCAGCATGGTTGCGGATGCGGTATCACCCGCTCAGCTGCGCCGCATGGTCGGCCACAGCCGCAGCATGGATACCTTCGGCTGGTACGCACATGATGTCACGGGTCGTGATGTTGCCACTGCTCAGACCATCTCCGGAGTGCTAGCCGAGTACGCCCCGGACACCGAGGAATAACCCACTTTGCAACCCACTTTTAACGTTGCGTCCGGGCCGAAAAGGTTTCGTGTTCCATTTTGGGTGTCTGAAAATCCGCATGGTTTCTAACTTTTTAAAATCCAAAGGCTTGGGTGAAACAAAGCCGTGGTTGTTCGAATCCACCCGCGCCCACCAAGAACTCCAGTATCCGAACCGGGTACTGGAGTTTCTGTTTTGTAATAACCTTCCCGGAGGCTAGGCGGGTGGATTCGAACAGCATCGACCCGCCGAACAGTCCGGCGGGGAAAAAAGCCCCTGCGGGGCTTTTTTAGATGCGCGGCT